CGTTGTGGTGTGGCCAATTTCAAAACGCACACGTTATATCAGTCGTGTCACATTCTTCACAAGCGCGGCAGATATTATATTGCTCATTTCAAAGAAATGTTTGCTTTGGATGGTAAGTGCGCACCAGAACGAATTTCGGAAGAAGATTATGATCGACGAAACAGAATTGCCGAATTGCTTGAAAAATGGGGCTTGTGTGTTCTGAAAAAGAGGGTCACTTGCTTTTCTGGCGACAAGCGAACCAAACTGTTTGTCTTGAAGCACAAAGAACTAGAAGAAACAGACGAAAACGGCAACAAAAAATGGAAATTGGAGAGCAAATATGATTTCGAGAATGATTATTGATAAGCAAAAGACACCAAAATTGGGCATCTACAAGATGTTCGATGACGTTGTTCTGCCCGAATTTGCTACAGATCAGGCAGCATGTTTTGATTTGCGCTTTTATCCGCATGGTTCGGTTTTAGTTTACCGCAACAATAACAAACACGTCACTGGCGAACCGATGAACGAAGAAACCGAAAAGCTGGTGATTGCTCCAGATACTCGTGTCATGGTGCCAACTGGAATCATTATGGATATTCCTAAAGGCTACAGCGTCCGACTACATTCTAGATCATCGCTAGCACTTAAATCTGGTTTGCGACTGGCGAATAGTGAAGGCGTTATCGATTCGGATTACGTTGATGAAGTCATGGTGTTGCTTCACAACTATTCGCACCGAAATGTTGAGATTGTTCGCGGAGAACGAATTTGTCAAGCGGAACTGGTGAAAAATCAGCCGGTTGAATTTGTTGAATGTAAAAATATTCCAGAAAGAAAAGGAAATCGCAAAGGCGGTTTCGGTTCTACGGGTAAGGAGTGAAAAATGTTTGAATATAAAGCAGAAGTTGTGCGCGTCATTGACGGAGACACCGTAGTTTTGAACATCGATCTTGGTTTTAACACGATCATTCGTGATGAGCATGTTCGTCTATACGGGATCGATGCTCCAGAAAGCAGAACGCGCGATCTAGCAGAAAAAGAAAAGGGTTTAGCGGCCAAAGATTTTCTTAAAAGTATTTTGTCGCCGGGTGATGTTGTTACATTTCGTTCTGATAGATATGATTCTACCGGCAAATATGGACGTTCTCTCGGAACGATTCTGAAAACCGTCGGCGATCAAGTGATCGACGTTAATCAGCTAATGATTTCCGAAGGTCACGCAGTACCATATTTTGGTAGCAAACGCTGATGAAGGGTGTAGTCGAAGGCACGATTGTCTTATGCGACGATCGTGGTGTCTATGTGCCAACGCTTAGAGAAATCGTCACGAAAACAGATCAAGACGTTCTTTCTTGTTCGCTAGACGACAAGCAAATCAAACTGCTATCGCTTTTTGATTTCATCCAAAAAATCAAAAACGCTGAACCGCTTGCTATTGATTTGCTTCATTCGCAAAAGCAACAGGCATCGACGCCGGAATGGAACATGATTGTCGAACACAAAAACAAAGCATACGCAAAAGATATGCCAGAAATGTTTAATTATTTTCGTTCGATGGTTGAACGCTATGGCATCGAAGGCACAAAACTGGCTTCGTTGAAAAAATGCTTGAAAGTGTGTGATGGCATTAGGATCAAATCGGAAACCATTGGTGATTATTCGATGTTCATGCCGGTATCCGAGTTTTTGTGGTTTGATAATACAGATGAAGATGTGTTATATGTTGTTTGCGACGAGCGATTTTCTTTGCTAACAACATTCGATGAATTTGAAAGAAAAGTGAAATCGATGATCGAACAAATCGAAACGGATGTGGGCATCGATGACAACGATGGTGTTGATTTTAATGCTGTATCAAAAGCATTGAAGATCGGCTATCAACTGAAATCGCTATATGAGAGCGGCGAAATCAATTTGACAACGGATCAACTAGAATTTGTTGATCGCGTTTCGTGTGGCACGATTGATATTGCTGAAATTCGTCCAGTCTTTAGTGATTTGTTGAAGGAAGTTGAATCATTGAAAGAACAAGCACAACTACCAGAACACATCGATTGTGGTTTCTGGGACAATTTGTATCTTTCAGTTTGTTCGTTCGCTTGGGCGAAAAACGTGGCGCTGGTGATTTGATGAATCAAACCAAACTAGAATCGCTCATTGAATCACTGTTCAACACCATGTCTGGCTTCTTGCTATCGTGGCTGGCATGGATTTTTGTCGTTGCGCCATATTTCGGCATTCCGTTTGAGTGGACTTCGAGCATCGGTGTAACCATCTTCTTCACTTTTCTTTCGCTGTTTCGTAACTATGTCATTCGACGAATGTTTGCTAATGGCTTCCATGAAGCAGCGAAAGACTTGGCGAAGAAAATCTTGAAACTATCAAAAGGAGTTAAATGAATGGCTAAAAAGAAAGCTGGTTCTATCAGCAACGACAAATTCACTTCAAAGAAAACTACAATCGGTAACGGGATTCATAGCCGCACATCACGCAACAAGCATTCAACGAAGAAGAAATATCGCGGACAGGGCAAATAGGCACTTGAATTTCCGTTCGTGAAACACTACAAATATGCTGTGACGCTGAAAAGGTCACACAAAATCTGCCGAAAGGAGAAGAATCAATGTATTTCACGACACTTGACATGCTGGACAAGCATAATTCCTATCCACCATATAACATCATTAAAGTCGATGACGATAATTTCATCGTCGAAATTGCTGCTGCTGGCCGCACCAAAGATTCCTTTGAAGTTAGCCAGCACGAAGGCATTTTGACTGTTAAGGGTGATGCGCTTCCCGAACCGAAAGGGAAATATCAGACGCAGCGCATTTCAAACAAATCATTCGTTCAAGAGTATTCGCTTGGTGAATATATCGACGTTGAGAAGGTGAAATACGACAATGGTTTGCTCGTGATTGAACTGAAACGCAACATTCCAGAAGCGAAACGACCGAAAGTGTTTGCTATTGAAGCGTCTTGATTTGAAACAAAGATGAACAAATTGGCCGGCCACTCGCCGGCTTTTTTGTTGACAAGCGAAAGCCGTTGATGTATAATTGCGCAAACGGAGGTGTTGATGAAAATTATTGGATTGACTGGGAAAGCACGCAGCGGCAAAGACACAACAGCCAAGTTTTTACAATCTAAACTTCATAACGCATCGCTATATGCTCTTGCTGATCCATTGAAGCAAGCAGCAGCAACCATGTTCAACATTTCATTGTCTGATTTCTATGACGCCGAACGAAAAGAAGAAATCAATCAATTCTGGGGAATGTCGCCAAGAGAAATCGCACAAAAGTTGGGAACCGAATGTGCGCGCGACGTTTTTCGTGAGGATTTTTGGCTCAAGCGTTGTGAAAGCCAGTTGTTGGACGATCCCGACTATTTCATCATCACCGATGTTCGCTTTGACAATGAAGCAGCATGGGTTCGTGAGCGTGGCGGATTTGTTGTCGAGATTGTCCGACCATCGCTCAATTCTGGTGTCGTTCGAGATCATGTTTCGGAAGCCGGTGTTTCCGACGATTTGATTGATCTAACAATCGTGAATGACAAAGATTTGACGCATCTTGAAAACCAAGTCAATCATTTCATTGAACATTTTTTGGGGAAAGCATGAGCTTTTATACATCCGTTATTCCTTACGGCAACTATATTTTGTTGCGCGAAGTCGATGATTTTGGGAATCGCGTTCAGCGGCGAATCAAGGGATTTGCTCCCGAACTGTTTTTGCCGACAAACGACCCAAGTAAAGCTGTAGCAGAATCAATCGACGGAACAAAACTAACAAAGTGTCAAGATATTGACACGATCAGCAAAGCGAAAGAGTTTGTTTACAACTATAGAGACGTTGAAGATTTCGACGTTTATGGCACAACCAATTGGGCAATTCAATTTATTTTGTCCAATTATCCAGATCAAATCGAATTCGATTCGTCAAAAATTCGCATCTTCAACGTCGATATTGAGGTGTATGCTAAGGATTCATTTCCGCATCCAGAAGATGCTGTTTATCCGATCAATTTGATTCAGTTGATCGATTCTGACGATCCTTCAACTGTTCGTGTATGGGGAACTGGCACAATCGAACCAATCCCCGACACCATTTATACCCAATGCCACGATGAACAGGAATTATTGTTAAAATTCCTCGAATACTGGGAATCGAATTGTCCCGATGTTCTAACTGGTTGGAATATCAAGGGCTTTGACGTGCCCTATATTTGTAACCGCCTAAAAACATTGTTCGGCGAAGCAACCATGTCTCGCTTGTCTCCTTGGAAGAACGTTAGAGAGACGAACTATCGAAACGATTTCGGACAACAGCAAATGACACACTTGATTGATGGTGTTTCTGTTCTCGATTATTTGGATTTGTACAAGAAATACACCTATACCAACCAAGAATCATATACGCTAGATCATATCGGGCATGTCGAACTAAAGGAGCGGAAAGTTGACTATTCCGAAATCGGCACACTTCATGGGTTGTGTGACACCAACTATCAAAAATTCGTTGAATATGGCGTGAAAGACGTTCGATTGGTTCAACGTTTGGACGATAAAATGAAGTTGCTTGACTTGGTTTTCACCATCGCATACATGACTAAGCAAAACTACACCGATACTTTTTCTCCAGTGAAAACTTGGGAAACCTTGATTTATACCAAGTTGCGCCATGAAGGGCGCTATACAAAGATCAAGACGAAAAACGATAATGTTCGCCATAGGAAAATTGCAGGCGCTTATGTTCAGCAACCAGAAACGGGAAAGATGCGCAGATGGGTGTTGTCTTTCGATTTGAACAGTCTATATCCCCACCTCATCATGCAGTACAACATTGGATTTGAAACCATGCGAAACAAAGACCCAAATTATATTGCTCCGAGCTTTGATGGTGGCGATTTGCGTCTGAATGATTTGGAAAAGTTGGTTGTTGCCGAATTTGACACGAGCTACGCTAAAGAACAATGTTGTTCGATGACAGCAAGTGGTTTTTTGTTTGATAACAGCAAACAAAGCATCTTGTCCGAATTCATGGAATCTATCTATTTTGGGCGAAAACAGACCAAGAAAGAAATGCTTAGATTGTCGCAGATTAGAGAAGAAGTCAAAAACGAAATGACTAGACGAGGTTTGATGTGATTCCTTTTTTGGATGTGTTTTCTTTTGCTAAAGTGCCGCTTGTTCCTAGAACAATTCCACGATGAGATTTGGTGCGACCTTTGATGATTTCCGAAAGGCCGACCGCAGTCAAATCCAATTGCGGAAATCTCTCCATCAATTCAATTCTCGTTCCTCTGAATGCCGTTTTTGATGGGACGTGGAAGAAATCATAGACGTTTTTGTCTGCGCTTGGATTCTTGATTCCTTTCATCGACGACCTTTGTGGTGGAACGTCTGATGTTTGAACCATCCAATTTTTACAGCAGCGATTTGGGTTTTTGATGATTAAATCAACTTCTGGGTGAGAAATGTCATAGTTGTCGATCAATTCAAACTTGGTTCCGAAGAAATGTTCTTTGGTTTCGACGTTGTAGAACAAGAAATTGACCTTGCCATATTTTGAAATGTCTCTAAGTCGGCTTTTCAATTTGTGGTTTGGTTTAGAATTCAATATCGAAAGAGAAACCGCTGCTGCTTGTTTTGCTTTATCGAACAGTCTAGCATTGACATAGCGCGGTTTCCCGTTGCGAAAATCGGTTGACATTCTGCGCCACGCGATTGCCATTTTGTGTTCTTCTAAACCGACGCAAAATTCATAGAGCAAGTGATGAGCGACGAAATGTTCTTTTGCCGTTAGCAAGACGATGTTTTCTTGTTTGTTTGAGCCGCCCATAGATTTTGGGAGAATGTGATGACATTCATAATAGATGAAGTTTTCGTCCGACGGCTTTAACTTTTTTCTTGCTTGACTTTTTGCTCTGGTGATGATAGCTTTGTACCACAAGAAATGCTTTGAATTTGTTTTGTGACCTAAAAATAAACGTTCCATATTGTTATTTATGGTTTTTGAAAATCGATTTCGGGAGAAATAGATGGTGGATAATTTGAATAATTTGAATAATTTGACTGATGACGAACTGCGCGAAAAATATGACGAGTTGGGGAAGAAAATCGTTGCTCTGGATAATGAGCAATTGGCAAAAAAAACGTTATTAAACAGTTGCTTTGGTGGATTTGGTAACAAATACTTTCAATTCTTTGACCCAAATCTAGCAGAATCAATAACTTTATCTGGCCAGCTATCTTTACAGTGGATCACAAGAAAGCTGAATGAGTATTTTTCAAAAATCCTAAAAACACAAGATAAATTAGTCATTTATGGCGATACGGATTCCGTCTATCTAGAATTATCGCCGATTGTTGATGCTTGTTGTGATGGTATGACCGAAGAACAGGTCGTCAATTTCCTAGATCAATTAGCGAAAGAACAAATCGAGCCGATCATCGACAAAGCATATCAAGAACTCGCTGAATACATGAACGCATACGATCAAAAAATGTCAATGAAGCGCGAAGCGATTTCGTCTTGTGGTTTTTGGAGTGGTAAGAAACGCTATGCTCTATTAGTACACGATAACGAAGGCGTTAGATATGCTGAACCGAAATTGAAAATCATGGGATTGGAAATCGTCAAATCGTCCACACCGGAAGCAGTCCGTGATGATTTGAAGAAGTTGGTCAAAGTCATGTTGACCGATGGCGAAACTGCAGCACAAAAATTCATTGAGGAAGTGAAAAAGAAGTTTTTTTCGTTGTCCGTTGAAGATATTGCTTCGCCTCGTGGCGTGAACAACTTGGAAAAATTTGTTGATTCGTCTGGCAATTACAAGAGCGGGATTCCGATTCATGTGAGAGCAGCACACAACTACAATAAAATGGTGGATCGAACTGGCATTGTTGCCGAAAAAATCAAATCTGGCGACAAGATCAAATTTGTCAAGCTCAAGACACCAAACCCGTTGTGTCAAAACGTCATTGCTTTTCCGAGCCATTTGGGTTTGCCGGACGAATTTGGCTTGAAAGATTACGTCGATTATGCTACAATTTACGATCAAGTGTTTTTGTCTCCGGCAAAAGCAATGTTGGATGCGGTGAAATGGGAAGCAGAGAAACAGATCACGCTGGAAGATTTCTTTTGATGCTAAAAATTGTTGTTGACAACGGGTGTGGTTTGTGTTATCATTCGATTGTTGGCTAGAAGCGCCGAAAACGGTGCTAGAACGCATTTGAATTTCGTTTGAATAGGTTGACCGCAGAAATAATTTTTGATTGATTTGAAGGCGGTTTTTGGAGCTTAGAATGAAAATGATCGATATTGTCTTGAATGACATCAAAGAACGGTTTGAACACAACGTGCCATATTTCTATCGGTTGGGTTGCGTCGTCAATTCTGCTCTGGACATTCCAGATCATGTTCGCGCGAAATACGAACAGCAAATTGTGTTTGAATTGCGCGACGATTTGGACGAATATGTTGACTATGATTTCAAAAGCAGAACGCTCATCGTCAACATGCGGTTTTCCGGTGTTCCTTACACGGTGGCCATTCCGGTGGATAATGTGAAAGCGATTTCTGATGAATTGAACAATGAAATCATCACATTTTCGCCGATCACCGAAGAACGCGAACAACCAAAACCGAAGAAGCCGCATTTGCGCGTGGTTTCTAGCGACGATGGCTAAATAGATTGACTACGATGGGAGATTGTTGTGGCAGCATATTGGATTGATAAAAAGGGAAATTTCGTCGAATCAAGAGATAACCATATCATAATGATTATCTCTCATCCAGAACGTTTTGGCTTCACTAAAAAGAAAGTCGAAGATACATATAACAAATATGGCGAAGTCATTGGTTCGGAAGGCAAAGCACGGCGCGAATTGATTGATGACGTCATTTCACGCGGCTTCATTCGCATTCGCCTATATCCTAGAAGTCATTGGTCGATCACGATCGGCAAATTTGATTCGCGTACCAGAAGTTTGGTGACTGAATTTGCGAACAAAATTGTCAACAAAAAGATTGATCCGGGTCTGGGTGGCAAAGATGTGTATATGCCAGTGAAGCTCGTAGCAGTTAAATCGAGACAAGAAAACAAAAAATACACCATTAAGGATATTGCTGATGGTGTGTTGTTGACGGGGGAGCCAGTGGTTGAAACTTTGAATTTAATGACGTTTGATGAATTTTTGAACGAAAGCTCGCTATCGAGAGTGTGGCAGCATTTCACCAACAACGAAAAGACGGTCGTTATTTTGACCGCTTTCCGTGATGAAAAGACAAGGGAAGAAAATTTGCGTGGCAATAAAGCCATTGCTGCTAGTTTGAAGAATGCCGGTTTTGGTTATTTCTTTGTTGAAGGACACTACACCGAAAACAAAGGAACAGAAGATGAAGTGAAGGTCAAAGAAGAATCGATCTTTGCTATTGCGGAAAAGAACAAGTCAAGAAACTTGATCGAACTAGCACACAAGCTGGCTAATAAATATAATCAAGATTCGATTTTCGTGAAAGAAGGTCTTGGCGATAAAAGTCGAGTTTACTTTTACACGAAGAAAGGCACGAAAGACAAGATCGACGGCAAATTGTCGCTTGGCAAAGTTGGTGAGTTTTACACCAAGCTGAACAACAAAAAACGAGCGAACACGTTTGTCTTTGAAAGTGCTACTACTGGCAGCGGATTTTTCGCTCGCCATAGAAAAAGTTTGACGGGGATGAAATAGAATCGACGGTGATTCTGAATTCTTGTAAGCACGCAGGTAGGTTGACCACCTTAAACGTTGACACTGTTATAGCTGCAAACGATACTGTAGCACTCGCACGCGCCGCGTGATGACCTTCTGGGATTGCTCGCCAATCGGCGATTCTAAGAAGGACAATTAGATTGGCTAAGGGTTTGGCCTAGTCGAACCAAACCACGAAAACTTAGACTTGAGATATGGGTTTGTATTTGCCGGTTTCGAGACCATATCAATAAACTAGGATAACCGGATAAGCGTGTAGAAAGCATGTAAGGATGGTTACCGGACTCGGAGGGCGGTACTCCGACATCTCCACCAATTCGAGTTGTGATTTTTGCTTGACAAGTTGAAACGCATCCACTATAATTTTGCTATCAAGAAACGGGAGTGAATTAAATGACAGATAAAGAAAAAGCAAAAGAAATTCGAGCATTGCTGAAAAAGAAGTTCGGTCTGACTTCGCGCGATGTTAGTGTTCGTTCGCGTTCTTCGATTGATCTTGAAATCAAAACGATCAAAGCACTGATGATCAAGAGCAAAATTGAAAAGGAATCGTCGCAGTTTGAGAGAATTTTCCGCGATCATGCGACCGGCGAAATCCTTGCTGGTGGCAACACTTTTGTTTTTGTGTCTATCGAGTGGAAATTTCGCAAGAAGTTGGCTTCTGCTGTTGAAGCAGAAATTATGAGAACAACAAAGACTGGTGAATTGGAAAACGGTACAGTTGTTAAGTTGTTTGGTAAAATTGAATTGGCTAAAACGAATCGCGGTGAATATGTTGTATCATATAAAAAAGCACACGAGTTTTTGGTTCACGATTTGAAAAGCAACACCAACTCTGTTCTCGGCTTCATCATCAACAACGCACCCGAAGTTTTGAAAAAACTTGCTTGACAAGTGAAATCGATCGCGCTATAATTCTGCTATCGAAACGAGAGAGGTTAAGTCAATGAGATATGTTCTGTGGGCACTACCAAAGGGAAAGAAAGACCCGATCTATGAACGAATCCTTTTGTCGTCTGCTACAAAAGCTGACATTGCTAAAATTAAAAAGCTGGCAACAAAAGATGGTTGGCATTCATTCCGAGTGATGCCGCTGGACGGCAAGAAGCCCGATTTTGTTGGTGCTATTCGCTGAACGGAATTGATTTGAATGTCAATTTTTCATTTCTGATAGCCATTGTCTTGTGGGCTTTGGCGATTTTCTTGTTGACATTATGATTTCTAAATGCTATGATTAGCGCATAAACAAACGGGAGTGAATTAAATGACAGACAAAGAAAAAGCAAAAGAAATTCGTGCGCTGCTGAAAAAGGACTTCGGGTTGACAGCTCGTGATGTTAGCGTTCGTTCGACTTCTTCGATCAATTTGAACATCAAGACCGCGAAAGCTCTTGCTCTAAGGGAAAAGATCAAAAAGGCTGTAGCAAAATTCGAGCGAGTTTTTCGTGATCATGTTACCGGAGAAATCCTTGCTGGCGGCAACACTTTTGTTTTTGTGTCGATTGATTGGAGTTTTCACAAGAAGTTGACCGAAGCAATCAAGAAAGAGCTTGATCGCGTTGTCGGCAGCGGTGAAATGGAAGATGGTACAGTTGTCAAGCTGTTCGGTAAAATCGATTTGTCAAAATATAATGGCGTTTATAGCATCAAGTATCGTAACGAACGTAAACTTTTGCGCAACGATGTTTTGCGTTACAACTTGGATGAAATTTTGGAGTTCACCGCAAATAGCGCAACTAGCGTCTTGAAACAGTTTGCTTGATGTTTGCTAAATTATCGTTGACAGCAATGGCGTTTCTTTTCGCTGGTTCGACACTTTACTACGAAAACGCTTTGACCAAACAAAAAGAAACGATGATGAAGCAAATCGAAAAGCAACAAAAACGAATTGATGCCATCGAAGCTAAATTGATGGAAGCAAATCGAATGACGATTGACGATGTTCAAGATCGGCTCTTGAAAAAGGGTTGGTCTGAAAGCACCGCTAAATATGCCGCTAACGTTTGTGTTTTTAATGTGGCGAGCAACTTTTGAAAAAATGCTTGACATGAACGTTTAGATGATGTAGAATTCGATTTGTTGAAACGGTGAGCAAAAACTCACCATCGGTGAAAAGCCGTAAAATGTTAAAGACTCCTCGACGTCTTCCTCCCGCGTCGAGTTGAGCGTCGGCCAGCGCGACGATCATGCGCCTCCCCGTTGCTGAATAGAAGCAACAAAGACGAGATATTGGACTCTGGGCCGGACAGTTTGTAAAATGATAAGATAAAAATTTTGATCGGTTTAGAACACGACAAATAGTTTTCGCGGTGTGGACAAATGGTTAAGTCGTCGGGTTCATGTCCCGAAGATTGGTGGTTCGATTCCACCCACCGCTACCAAGTTTTGATCATCGACGGATGATCAAAGTGGCTGGCTGAATAAGCTCTCTGCAGAAGGAGCTAAAGCACTTGCTACAGGTTGTGCTGACACGATGCCGAAATCGGTGAGTGGTTCTTCGACAGAAGATAGCAAGGTTTCGCGGAAAAATGTATTTAAGGCATTCTGCTCCGTGATTGTGGGTAAAACCGAATCCCACGCCACACATAAGCCTCGTTAGCTCAATTGGTAGAGCAGTTGATTTGTAATCAACAGGTTGGCGATTCGATTTCGTCACGAGGCTCCATTTTGCTTGCTAGTCACTACGTCGTTGACAGCAAAAATCAGGAATAGCGCGCCTTTGGTTTTCGATCAAGCCCATAAACGCGCCACCAATGGGTTGTAGTTCAGTGGCAGAACAGCGGACTGTTAATCCGCATGTCGCAAGTTCGATCCTTGCCAACCCAGCCATTCAACAAAAATAGGAGAAAAACAATGAATTATACAATTTCTTTTGCGGTTATTTCCGCAATCGGAACCGCGCTGACTATCGGCGCAATCATCTTTCACGCAACCGTGATTTCTTGAGAAGGAGAAACTAATTGAAGAAGAAACTAATCGCTATTGCTGCTATGGTATTCGTAACCGGAACAGCAAACGCATTTGAAATCGAAGGAACAGGAACTCTATCAGCACAAAGTAAATATGTTTGGCGTGGTGTTGAACAGACGACCAAGCCCGTTGCTCAAGGTTCGCTGGACTTCACGACCAAGTTTGTTGAATTTGGCGTCTGGGGTTCGACGCTACAGCAGCAGAAGCAGTATGAAGTCGATCCCTATGTTGGCGTTCGCTATGAAAATTCTGGCGTCGAAGGTCGCCTAGGTTTGATTTCATACAACTATTTTGGTGCTAACATCCAAAATCAACCATACACCGAATTATATGCTTCCGTGGCTTACAACAACGACTATGTGACGCCATCCGTCACCTACTATCGCTCAATTCAGTCAAAGGATGTTTGGATTGAAGGCGCGGTCGATGTTTCGTATGATATTGTTTCGCTGAAAGTGGGCACAAGTTATGGTCTGTATAAGTCGATCAAAGCACCGAACGGTTTTGAAACTGTTTTTGGTTCGCTGACTGCTGATCTAACAAACGGGTTTTCAGCAAACGTTGACTACAGCTTTGCTCTTGGCGACAAGAAGATTGCGGGCATCCAGTCGAAAAACTTGATTTCTGGTGGGATTTCCTACAACTTCTAACCAAAATTAAATCGACAGCATGAAAAAGGGGAGGCATTTTGCTTCCCCTTTTGTCATAAATAATTGCGCTATGTCATCATTCACCGATCCTGTTATATTGAAAGTCTTGAAGCAACGGGAATTTGAAGTGTATGAAGATTTTGAGTTTCACGTTGGTTGCTATCCATCCGAACGAATAATCACCGTGAAGCGCGGAACGAAAACTGACATTGCTACAATTCCTAGATTGTTTTGGATTTTTTTTCCACCAATCGGGAATTATACAAAAGCAGCAATCGTTCACGATTATTTGTATCGAACGCCAAGCGAGCGCGTTACAAGAAAAGAAGCCGATGAGATTTTTCTTGAAGCATTGGTCGTTTCTGGCGTATCGCCGATTGTGAGATATGGTATGTTCTATGCCGTGAGATTGTGTGGAAAACGATTTTTCAGAAAAAGGACTTTCTAAAATGAACGACCCATTTCCCTACGACGTTATTGCTGTTGTGATTGCTATTTTTGCTGCTATTCTTTTGTACATTTCGGCTTAAAATGTCAAGAACAATTCGCAGAAAGAAAGCCAAACATGAAATGGCTTTTTGTGAAGGCGATGCAGCTATCGAATGGAAAGGTGGTCGTCGTTACATTTCGTTGAAATTTCTTTATGGAAAAAGTATCAATGATGTCGTTGTGATGGAAGGTCACAAATGGAAAACATACGTCAATCGCTTCCATTCCGACAAATACGAAACGATGAACAATGCTCCAAAGTGGTATCGCCAGCAGTTAAATAGAACGTTGAAGCGAAAACAACAACAAGCACTGAAACGAGCAATCAAAACAGAAAATCTTGACGATTTGGCTATGCCTAAACAAGTTAAAGACGCAGCTTGGTTCTGGTAATTTTTGCTTGACATTCTCTTTTGGATGACGTAGAATATCGAAAATTCAAAGGAGAGTATGATGACTGAAAAAACTAAAATCGAAGTTGGTGTTGATGACGCGGTGGTTGTATTTTCGCCCGAATGCGACAACGCCTATGGTCTGACGTTTCACGCACCAAAATCTATCACAAAAAATCCCGACGATCCAGTTCCTGTACATCTTCTGGTTGCTTCGCAGATTGTTCATTTCATTTCGGATGATGCCAATTTGCGAATCATCAATGACTATTTTGAAAAGACAATCATGGGAGAAAATAGCAATGAGTCTGACTGAACGTTTGTTGAAAAACAGTTCGCTGAAAGGCAGAGGTTCAATTTTAAGCGAATCAAAAACCATTGTTGCTAAAGAGTTGTGTTCGACCAATATCCCCATGCTTAATGTTGCTCTATCCGGCAAGCTGGATGGTGGATTTGGTAGCGGATTGACTGTTTTGGCCGGTCCATCGCGCCACTTCAAAAGTGGGATTGGTCTGGTCATGGTTGCTTCATATCTGAAAAAATATCCCGATGCCGCTTGTTTGTTCTATGATTCCGAATTTGGTACGACGACCGACTATTTCGAGAATTTTGGTGTCGATTCGTCGCGTGTGATTCATATTCCGGTGATGGATATTGAAGAATTGAAATTTGACATGATCAAACAACTAGACGAATTGACTGCCGATGATAAAGTCATTATTTTCATCGATTCGGTTGGCAACTTGGCATCAAAGAAAGAATTGGAAGATGCCAAAGACGGGAAATCTGTTGCTGATATGACACGAGCAAAGAGCCTAAAAGCATTGTGGCGAATGGTGACGCCATATTTCAATCTGAAAGATATTCCATGTATCGCTATTTCTCACACATACGACACACAAGAAATGTTTTCAAAGAAGGTCATTTCTGGTGGCACTGGTATCATGTATAATGCTAACACGGCATTCATTTTTGGCAAGCGTCAAAACAAGAATGGTACTGAATTGATCGGCAACAATTTTGTCATTAACGTTGAAAAATCAAGATTTGTGCGCGAAAAATCAAAGATTGATCTGAATGTCACGTTTGAAAATGGCATCGACAAATGGACTGGTCTGCTCGAAGTTGCTCTTGAGACGGGTCATGTTGTGAAGCCGTCAAATGGATTTTACATGCGAGCGCATATCAAAGATGACAAGAAAGTTCGAGAAAAGGCTACGCATTGTGCTGAATTTTGGATGCCGGTGTTTCAAGACACCGATTTTCCAGACGCCGTAGCAAAGAAATTCTCGTTATCTAATGGTGGCCAAGATGAAGAATGATGCTGTTTCGTATCATGTAGTTGACAAAGACGGCAAAGCGTGTATAATCATCGATGGGAGTGGCGCAATCATTTCTGACATCGATTTCGATGAAGAAAGCGAAAACTTCACGGTAAACTATAAGCTATCGGAAGATCACGAATTGCCGGAGAACATCGACAATTTTGAAATGAAATTGTCGCTTGCTATCACCGATTTGATTGAAAGGATCGCCAATGACGAAAATCGATGATTCGCTAACAATCGAATCTATCATTTTAGCAAATTTGGTCAACAACGAAGAATTTGGGCGGCAAGTGTCGCCCTATCTTCGACCTGAATACTTTGAAGAACGTTCAAAGCGCATCTTGGTTGACGAATATCTGAATTATTTGCGCGACTATAATTCGATTCCAACGAAAGAAGCACTGTTCTTGGAAGTTGAAACCAGACGCGATATTGATTCGGGTTTGCTCGAAGATGTGAAAAACGATCTGAACGAGATTGCTGCGCACGAAGAAAAGCAAAGCGTCGAATGGCTGCGAAAAACGACCGAGCAATACTGTAAAGATAGAGCGGTCTATCTTGCTATCACTGAATCAATCGGAATCATTGACGGTAGCGACACTAAGCGCGACAAAAACGCCATTCCGGGCATTCTGGCCGATGCTCTGGCTGTTTCTTTTGACGAATATATCGGGCATGACTATTTTGAAAATGCCGGAGATCGATGGGAATTTGCTCATCGAAAGGAAAAGCGTCATTCTTTTGACATCGATTGGTTTAATCGAATCACTGGTGGCGGCATTCCACCAAAAACGCTTAGTGCTATTCTTGCTGGCACAGGTGTTGGCAAGAGTTTAGCAATGTGTCACATGGCTGCTTCATTCGTGATGGCAGGGAAAAATGTGTTGTATATCACGATGGAAATGGCAGAAGAACGAATTTCCGAACGCATCGACGCCAATCTGCTGAACAAAGATATTTCTAGTTTGGTTGAAATGGAAAAAGAAGTGTTTGAAACAAAGATCAAGAATTTGCGCGAACGCACGGTTGGTAAGTTCATCGTTAAGGAATTTCCAACCGCCGGTGCGCATGTTGGTCATTTCCGCCATTTGATTCGTGAATTGAAGTTGAAGAAAAAGTTTTCGCCCGACATTGTTTTTGTTGACTATATTAACATTTGTGCTGCTGCTAGAGTTCGCGGCGGTGAAAGCACTTATACATTGGTCAAAACAATCGCCGAAGAATTGCGTGGACTAGCAATCGAAGAAGAAATTGCTATCATCACGGCTACGCAATCAAATCGTGATGGTTTGGGTGCCAGTGACATCGACATCACTAACACGTCCGAGTCTATTGGGCTGCCTGCTACACTAGACACATACGTTGCTATGATTTCGACCGACCAACTTAATGCTCAAGGACAGGTCATGTTCAAGTGTCTAAAAACGCGCTTCACCGATTTGTCTGCTGTTAAACCATGCGTGGTGGGCATCGAAAGATCGAAAATGAAGTTGTTTGAATTGGAAAACAACGTTGCTCAAAAATTGAATGGTTCGACCGACAACATCGTTGAAATTGAACCAAAGAAAGAGAAGAAGAACAAGTTTGCCGGCTTCAAGATATAATAAATAGTTGAAACAGAAAATAGAGGAATCAATGTTATCTTTTCGTGAATATCTATTGAAAGAAGGTGGCAACGCTATCAACGACGTTGTTCGCATCAACCAAGAAAACGTCGATGCTACAATGAACAAAATCTATTCGACTGTAGTTAAGGCGCTTGGATTGAAGCGAGAAGATACAGCGTTGCTTGGTTCCACTGGCAAAAAGAATCCACATTCATCGTCTGGTGATATTGATTTGGCCGTTTCGATCACGTCGTTGATGGCAGCAAACAAATCGCTGAAAACGGTGAACGATGTGATTGAATTTGTTGCTCGGAAAGCGAAAACTGTTGTCGATGATGTTTTGATTTTGCGTGGTACTGGTATCGTGACAATGGGATTCCCGATTGTCAACGCTGACGGAAAACAACCCGACCAAAAGGTTCAGCTAGACTTGATGCTTACCGACAATTTAGAATTTTCGTCTTGGATGTATTTCTCGCCACACGAGAAGGATTCTCCTTGGAAAGGTTTGTATCGCAACGCGATCCTATCCGCTATCACGCACTATGCTGACCGTCAAGGAAATGACGAAGAATGGTCTAGGTATTTGCTACACTTCCAGAACGGTTTGTCTCGTGTGATGATGAGCAGAAAAGGCAAACGCGGATTGTTGAAGAACGCCAAAGTCGTTGATCGGAAGGTTCCGATGAAAGACCCAGATAAAATTGTGGCGATTCTATTGGGACCATCATTCAAAGCAAAACAAATTCTGACTTATGAAAACGTGTTCAATGCTTTTATGAGTCCAAAATTTGTGTGGGCAAAATATCGAAAGGAAATTGCCAAGCGCGCTGCTGATGATATTTTGCGCAAAGGCTATCCTGTTCCCCAAGATTTAGCGGATGTGGCTGGAATATGATTTCGTTCCGTGAATATGTAAACCGCTTTCAAACAATCACCGAATTGGCGCATTTCACTGACCTAATGAACCAGAAGGGCAACAATTTTATTGATGAATTGCTGAACCGGACAATCACCGTCAATTTGAAAATCGATCAATCCGCTTTCGTTGTCGGAAATGTCAACGGCGAAATTAAGTATTATGGCCGCGAAGGCAGAACCGAGATCACCAAGCATCGTCGCAAGGGCATGGATTTATACGAAGAACCAATCCGTCATTTGGAAAGCCGCGACTTGAGTAAAATCCCGTCCGGTGTTTTTGTCTATTTGGAATTTTTCGATGATCGGCTGCCAACATTGGTCAAGTATATGACTAAGCCAAAAAACAATCTCATTATTTCATATCTGAAAAAAGACGGCAAAATTCTATCTCCAGCGCACTCACTAAACGAAACGATTGCTAGATTGCTTGATGTTTCGCCGCCCCCCGTGTTGTTTCATGGTAAATTGTCCGCAAAGCAGAAAGAGTTGATTCTCGACTATGCTAACACACCAAGCGATGAATTGACAAAGAAATATGGCGGAAAAAACTTTGTCCAATACGTCTTGTCTCTATTCGTACCATCACAAAAGATGAAATATCTAATGACTGACAACTTGGAAGGCATGGTGTTCTATTTTGACGATGGCAATAAAATTGACATGGCGAAAATCAACGACCCATCTTTTACCGAAGGCATCATCGATAAAGGAAACAAAGACGATCAGTATAACCGCTTGATGATGGAAGTCATTTATGACAATTTGGAAGATTATGCTAATCGTGTCAAAGCTAGCAATTATGACGATTTGATTTATCAACTGACCAAGCTATATATCAAGCATCCGAAAATCAAAAAGCTAGACAAATATCATTCGCAAGTGACAGCAAACCGCTTTTCTCGCTTGACGTTTTCGTTGCTGCCCTCAAAGGTTGAAAAATTGGTCAATTCAACGTGGTATGCCGAGGACGTATATCGCATTCTTCATTTCCTGCTGGAAAAACCAAAACGGCGAGCAAATCCTAGAAATGGATTGACGCGCGAACGGAAAGAAATGGTGAATCGCGTGGTTGACAAACTGAAAGGAATCTGATAGCATTCGTCGATGAATCTCAAACCTGTAAATGAGCATCTAGATACAGTCACAATCGAGGACATTGAAAACCACAAACTGCTATCCGACAACGAATTGCTAGACGATCTGGAACGATTGATCGAATACGACGCATCAACAAATCGGAATTGCTTTTATGGCAATCCTTTTCTTTACCATTTCCAACTTAAAAACTTGATGCGTTGTCGCAGAAATAAAGCAAAAACCATCTATGAATTAAATGCCGCCGATTGGAATGTTCTCATCGAACAAACCCGCAAACGCAATCGTGGTGGAAAAACTGCTGCTGGAAATGTGTTCGAGTGTTTTCGCGCGAATTATGGTTCGGTTGTCATGTTCAAAGCAACCACCGCCAAATACATCTATCAAAAATACGGCGCGAAAAAGGTGCTAGACCCTACCGCTGGCTGGGGTGGAAGAATGCTTGGCGCATGGGCGCTTGGTATCGATTATACGGGGATCGACACTAATACGCAATTGATCGATGCTTATTATGGGATGCTGTTCTATCTAAATGACTATCCGCAACTATTCAAACCAAAACTGGAAATGATTTGGGATTCGTGTCTGAACGTCGATTTTTCTGACATTGACTATGATTTCGTGCTGACCAGCCCACCATATATCAATCTCGAATTATACGAGAATATGACGCCATTTGAAAGTGAACAAAGTTTCTATGTTGATTTTCTCATTCCCCTATGGAAGAAGTGTTGTGACAACATAACCGCTGGCGGAAAAGTTTGTTTCAACATATCGCCGAAAATGTATGAAGCCGCTAAATATCATGGATTGCCTGATTGCGATTTCGACGAAGATTTGAAACAGCAGCTAGGTCAACAAAAGAACAAGAAAAAACAAGACAAAATCTATATCTGGGCGTGTTGAATTGGCAACTTACAATAATGTACCGCTGACGCTGACTGACGTTAAAAAGCTAAAGTTTGACGATGCTGCTGCTAATGACATCATCGCCTTTTTGTTTTCTAATTTCAAAAAGACGTTTGGTGTTGATTGGAAAGAAGCTGCGCCCATAGCAGCACAAAAAGTTAAAGCAAATAGCGTCAAAATTCGCTATGCTTATGATCTGACCAAACTTCAATCGCTATTGAAAAAACAGTTTCCCGAATATGACGTAACAAAAGCGTCAAAATCTGTTTCGGTGAAGAAAGGTCGCACCGTCGTTTTGAAATTTGAACACGGCGAAGGTTCGCGCAACAAAAAAGCCGGTGGTGGTAAAGCTGGCTTGAAGTTTGAACAAGATTTGGCTCAAGATTTACAAGCATATCCTGATAACACCATAGTCAAAAAGCACAAGAAAATCGTTGACGAGATTTATTCGATTTTGAAATCCGAATATCAATTGGACTTGATGATAGATGATTATGATGTGATAATTGAAGGTGACAAAAACAAAAAGCGAAGGCCGTCTTGGGACGAAGAAGAAGGCGTTAGGTTTAATCCATCGGGCGACATTGGCCACATCGTTACTGACGTTACAGTGAAAACGAAGAACAAGCAGGCATTTCTTTCGCTGAAATACACCAGCCAATTTTACATGATAAATGCTTCTGTTGCTCCATATCTCCATTTCAATCGACCGGACGTTGATGTGCCAGAACGAAACAAAATCTTGCGCTATTTTGGTTTCAATCCAAAAGATTTTTGTGCTGGCTATGAAATGGTTAGTGACGACAACGCACAAGAACCAGATTCCAAAATCAAATCAAATTGGGCGAAGATTTTGAAAGAGGTCATCGGTAACGGCTATATCTATGTTGTTGGTGGTGGCACGCATGATATTGTCATTAACACAAAGACGACGCCAATCATTTCCATCGCGTCGATCAATGACAGAGTTTATGCTATTCCAAACAAACGCAAGTATTCAAAAATTGGCCTAACCGCAAAAATCGACGGTCGAACCTACAATCTCGATTGTCAATTTCGGGGAACAACCGCGACCGACGTATATCCGAAGTATTTGCGAGTGTTGGTTAAAACTAAATGATTGCTAAATAATTCACTATGAACGAATCGCTTTTTTCCGAATTTCAACTGCTACTCAAAAAGCACAAAATCAAGCCAGAAGTTTTGGCTCAAGTCAAGAAGTTTAATGCTAAATGGGATTCGATGCCCGGAATGCGCACCCAACGCTTGCTTGACGTTCAGTTGAAGAAATTAGCGAAAAAATATGAATCGGATTTTGGTGGCGATGCTTATCGAATCATTAAAGGAATGTTCGACCAGCTTAATGCCAAAGCGAACAAACACAACTACGCCAAACCAGACACATCTTGGGGAACACACAAAATGAGATTTGCCGAATGGGTGGAAGAACAAGATCGCCTTGACGAACGCTTGATCGTTCTCAATAACAGCAAAAAGTATAATAATATCATTATTTTGGCCGGTGGCGCTGGCTCGGGCAAAGGCTTCGCGCTTTCAAATTTCATTGACGCTTCTGGCTATAAGGTGCGCGACGTTGACGAAATCAAGCGATTGGTTCAGCGCATTTCTGAATTGGGCAAGATCGACGCCCGAAAGATTTGGACAAAAGAAGCACAAGCAAAGTTTGACAGCAAAACAGCGAAAACTGTATCGAAAGTTCTAGCACAAAATAACTATCGCCTAGATCATTTGATTCTCAAAGAACCCGATCACGTTCTAACGCTACACATCATCACTGATTTGATTGGTTGGAAGAAGAAATCGCTGACTCTATTGAGCAAAACGATTCCGACCAATTCTGACCACAAACCGAACATCGTCTTTGACATGACGGCGAAAGATCGCAAATCGATTGAGAAAACTGTTCAAACAATGCTTGACATTGGTTACGAATCTGCTAACATTCACTTGGTTTGGGTGTTGACAGACTATCAGATTGCTATTCAACAGAACGCCCAGCGCAAGCGTGTTGTTCCTGCTGATATTCTGCTACAGACACACAAAGGCGCAGCAAACACAATGGTTGATTTGATTGGTGGTACTGTTCCTCGTGGCATTGATGGCGATATTTGGGTTATTCTCAACAACAAGGAAAACACGCTATATTGGAAGCGCGGCGATGGTTCGTTGAAAGGAACACCAGAGTTTCACGAAGATTCCAGCAATCAAAAAATTGTTGCTAAAGTTGATCAAGATAAGTATGATCGCATTTATGGTAAAGGCGCTTTCGCCAAACGTAACAAGCGCACTGGTGGTGACTTTGAAAAAGAGAAAGCAGTCATCAAATCGTTTGCTCGAATTAGGGTGAAGAAAGCAGGCAAAACAATTGGACAAGACGTGTTGCCATTCAAGACACAACTGTTCAATTGGGTCATTAAAAACGTCCCAGCCAACGCCGTCCATGCTATCCGACGTTCGTTTGGAATCATTCTCGGCAAAGATCACGGCGCGAAATTGAAATAAAGAGGAAAGACAGTTATGGCATCGTTTGAAACAATTAAAAAAGTCATCTATGGAAAGAATGTGATCGTTGATAGAAACACCAAGCTCAAGTTTGAGAACATCAAGCTCAACACAAGGAAATTGTACATCAAACTTGAAACGGTTGTTTTTTATCACATCGAAAAGCTCGGAATTGACGTAGAAGAATATGACGTAGAGCCAAGAAATTCGGTTGACGCAAAGGGACGAGACGAAAAAGTCGTTTATCTTGTCCATGTCACCATCAAAAAAGCAGACGACAAAGCATACAAAAAGACAATCTCCATCTTGACGAAAAAGTTTGGTGGCGAATTGATGAAATCTATGTCTGGCGCGCATTCTGGCAATAATGGCAAATACGACGTTTATGTTATCGTAAAATGATTTCGTTTAAGCAATTCCTAGATGAATCCGCCGCCGCTCAAGCGAAACTTGCTCAACTAAGAGCAAAGAAGCAACCCAAGCAGCGCACCCTGATCACCAAGCAGCAACTTGGCGCATTAGAACGTCATCTTGACCAATTGTTCAGGGATTTAGGAATTGATATTGAGTTCACCAAACACTTTTTTGAACGTTTGCGTGACGCCAGAAACAAGAAAGACATCACCATCGAAGAATTGAATGATATTTTTACCAAAGCACACAATCGCTATGGTTCGTTGTTGAAAGGAAAGCCGGAAGATTGGCAGGCTGTTCTGAAATCGATCTCGACAAAGATCAACATTCCATTTGTCATCAAGATTGAAAAGAATGGAATGATTGCTCTTGTTTCAAAAACCGTGATGCGCAAGCAAAACTTTCAAACGCCAAATCAAGAGTTGAAGGTTAGTTAAAATGGATTTGGATTATATGGAAAGTTTTGCTGACTGGTATAATAACAATGGTGGCGATGATTTGTCACTATCTGCTATTGAGGAAACATGGTCGCCAGAATCAGTACCGAATAAGCGAACAAATAAAGTCGAGTTGTTTCTCGGCAGACTTCAACCCGTTCATTTGGGTCACGTTAAAATCATCAAGAAGATGAAAAACCCGATTGTGGTTTTGGTCAAAGGAGCAAAAAGCTCACAAGACAAGAATCGGAACCCATTGAGCGCAGAAGAACAGAGAAAGCTGTTGAAAAAGGCTGTTCCTCGTGTTAAAGTTGTTGTCGCCAAAGCTGGCTATTTGCCAGAAATCATCGCCGATTTGAGAGAAGCCGGCTACGAAGTTGAAACCGTATATGCTGGTTCTGATCGAATTTCCAGCTATAAGCGCCAAGTCGATTCTGCTAACAAAAAATTGCTTGACAAACAAAAATTTGATGTTACATTTAGGGAGACGGAACGATTTGCTTCTGCTACGGAAGTTCGCAACGCGATTCGTTCCGATGACAAAGACGAGTTTCAAAAATTGATGCCAAAAGAGTTGTGGTCGGAGTTTGATCACTTAAAGGAGCTAATGAAATGAAGGTGCTACACTTCACCAGCAGCGGAACGATTAAGGTCAAGTGGCTGCCGATCAAGGGTTTTGCTACACCAAAAACGAACACGACGAAAATTGAAAGCGGCGACGTTTTGAAAGTTGTCAAAGAAACACCAACTGAATTGACGCTCAAGACACGGTTGGGGATTCAGTTTGTCGTCAACAAATCCGAGTTGAAGAAAGTGCGATATATTTCGGAAAATCGTTATCTCGACACCATTAAACGGGTGTTGAACGACTAAGATGCCCAATTCATACATTCAAAAATTGGCCAAATCGGGAAAAGGCACGCTTCGAGATTTAGAGAAGAAGTGGAAGAAAGCGGTCGAGATCGCCAAAAGCGATGGCGAAGCAGATAACTATGCCTACATCACCGGAATTTTCAAAAAAATGATAAAGGAAAAGAAAACAATGAAAACTTATGCTGAATTTATCAACGAAAGCGCATCTGGCAAGCGAGTATTGATTCGCTCACTTAAACGCCAGCTATCTAGCGATTGGTCATTCGGTGGCGTAAATACGCTTGTTGCTATGGCCGATGAAGATAAAGCATCAATCGAAGATGCTGTAAAAGCACTTGAGACCATTTCGGGCGTCGGTAAGTTTGAGAAAGCTAAACTTGCTGGTGGCATGAAGGCCAGTTATGACGGCGGCATCATTTCCGTTGTTGTATCTGGTGGCAAAGTTAGAATCGAATACGCATAACAAAAGGGGCAATCAAGCCCCTTTTTTCTTTCCGAAAATCTTTTCCCAGTTCTTCCGGTATTCGTCGGTCACTGGTTTCTGATTTTCATTTCTTTCCTTTTCTGCCATTCCCTACTCCTTTTTGCGCGAATAGAAAAGTTCCATTGTCTTTATGACGAAGAAAGATGTCGGGATTGCCGTTTTTCCTAGCATAAGCGCGAATAGCATCAACCGTGTCATTTTTGCCGATGAACGAATGCCAGCGTTTTCCTTTTTCTCTGCCTAATCTGGCTTTGTAAAATGTGTCGCCGTCAACATTGAAATATGGTTTGCCGAATGCCATCCCATGTGGTTCTGCCGGAGCAGCACCATCGCTTGGCGAATGTGATGCCAATGCTACGCTAGTTGAAACTTCTTCTTTCATAGTTCTGTAACCCCAACGTTAATGAAATTCATTGTTTTGCCTGACAGAATATCTTTGCCTTCGTATATAGCATATCCGAAAAACGATTCGTCTGTTTTGGTGACATGACGCAACAATCTATCGTGAAACACGACACTCTCTGACAAGATTTCTTCGCGTTCGTCCGATTCAATATCGATGTCCAGTTCTTCACAAATAAATTCGATTGTTTCGTCCGTCAAATTTAGGTGTTCACGAAGCAACCACATTGCTGCTGCTAGCGACGCCATTTTCGATTTGCCGCCGACTTTTTGAACGACACGCTTCAAATTCGCGGCCAGTGTTTTCATTAGGCTCATTGCTTTTTGTTCTTCATCCGTTTTTGAATTTCTGATCTTTTTTCCGTTCTTATCAATGAGACCGAGCTTATATGCTTCCCATTCTTCCCACGGCTTAGAGATTTGTTTCAGCAACCTATACGCCGTCAAAATTTCAATCGAGTTGCTATTGGCAACTGGCATTATATTTCCTCCAATGCTTTTTCTAGTTTCATGTCCGGTTCAATTTGATTTAGGTTGACTTCCGGTATTTCGTCTGGTAGAATGCCCAAATAAAGAAATATCGTTTTCAGTGTGCTATAGTGTTGTTCGTCGGCAATAAAGAATGACATTCGGCAAGCGGGCAAAGCACCGAACACATTTGTCATTATGACGAAATGATTTAGCATCATTCGCACGTTGTTCATTCCAGACAACCAGCGAGTGATTGCTCTTTTGCCGCTCTGGATTCGTCGCATTTCGCTGTTAAATTCGTCCAATGATGAACAGGTTGAAACGTCGAATGCTTTTGTTGCGTAAATAGCAAAGTTGTCTTTCGTCAAAACATCAAACTTCATAATGCTATTTAGTGGCTTGACAAGCGATTCTATTTGGGCTATAATTCTCGCTAATGCTAATTGACTCTCAATATCTAACAATGCTATCGTCGAGATTGAGGAATTTCCGCAAGGTCAATTCGCGTTTGTGGAATTGTTCGTGCCCGATTTGTGGCGATTCAAAAAATTCGCCGTCAAAAGCTCGTGGCTATTTCATCCCCAATAAAAAGGGGCAGGGGTTATATTATTATTGTCATAAATGTAACTGCGCGATGCCATTTGGCAAGTTTCTGGAATCAATCGACCCGGTGCTGTTTGATGACTATAAAATAGATCGAATGAAAGGTCGAACGTCAAAGAAATCGATTGTTGTTCCTGATATGTCAAAATCGATTGAACGTTTGAATCAAATTGCTGATGAAAACGAATTGCTTGCTGGCACAAAGAACATTCTTGAAATGCCCGATGACGTTCGGCAATATATATTGAGCAGGAAGATTCCAAACGAGATCGTCTGGAAGTATTTTCGATACACCGACGATTTTCGCGCACTAGCAAACAGGATTTGTCCAGATACGTTTGCTGCCGATGCTTTGAAATTCAAGGAACAACGTCTTGTTATTTTGATGTATGATTTTGATGGTTCATTGCTTGGAATACAGGGGAGAAGTCTAAATCCGAAGTCAAGAGCAAAATATATCACAATTAAACGACCGGACAAATCGAAAAAGATTTTTGGACTCGATAGAATAGACAGACGACGGGAAGTGATCGTGTTGGAAGGCCCAATCGATTCTTGTTTCGTCGAGAATGGGATCGGTGTTTGTGGCGCTGATCTTGTTTCACAAGTGCGGGATATGAAAATCGATCCGGTGTTTTGTTTCGACAATGAACCGTTTTCGCCGATCATAACTAAAAAGGTCGGTGCTGCTATTGACGCCGGATTGAAAGTTGTTGTTTATGATCGGAACGTTCGTCAAAAAGATATAAATGATATGGTGTTGGCTGGAATTGATGTCAATGATATGATAAAGCGCCGAACGTTTTTTGGTTTACGAGCAAGAGTTGAATTCACAAAATGGAAAAGGTGTTGATTGGATGAAGTTAGGAATTCCTTATATGGGGTCAAAACGAAAGATTGCTAAAAAGATAGTCGATTTTATTCTAGCAGAAAACCCCGATTGCGAATATGTGTATGATTTG